GTGGAATTCTGTTTGACAAAAGGCAAGTCCTTAAATGTTATCATTGTGAAAATTCCATTTTTGGTTCTTCCTGCTCTACCTTTCCTTTGTTTCTCTAAAAGGGGGTCAACCCAAACAAATGAAGGAATTGAAGAATCAGGAAGGCTTGCCATTGTAACGTTACTGGTTATAACCCAGTCAACATCAGGAATTGTAAGGCCCACATCAGCGACAGAGGTTGCAATAAAGAACTGAGCAGTAGGATCAACGTATCTTGATTTTGACGTTAAGACACACGTCCTGCCTTCCATTCTTGTAGCTAACTCAGCACATTGCTTGACAGTAGGACAGAAAATAAGGAATTTTGAAATCCTTTGTTTCTTTACAATCCCTAAAATTCTTGACCTATAGTTAGCCCAAAAGAAATGAGTATCAGATTCAGCTGTAGCCTGTACAACTTGAAATGCAACATTTATAATGGACCAAACTGATGCAATAGTCAAGGGAATTTCAATATTAACAATTTCCCTAATATATGGAGAAGGAGTTGCAGTTAAAAAGATTGAATGTGCTCTTGTTGAAGTTAACATCTTCGAAACACCTATGGTTAAGGGTTCATTTACATGTGCTTCATCCACAAGGAACAATGAATGTTCTGTCAACCAATTCTCATGCAAGAAAACTTCTGCTGCTGTTGTTATAATCAGCCTAGCATCGTGTGGAGCCTGAACGCCAGCTGTTACAGCAAAGGCCGGCAAACCATAGTTGGATCTTAAATAAGCTGTGAGGGACTCAACTAGAATCCTTCTAGGCAAAATAAGAACAACCCTGGGGTACAAATAACCAAAATTTCTGTAAACATAAGAAACAAAGGTTGTTGATTTCCCAGTCCCTGTTGGAGCCACAACAAGTACATATGGGTTTGAATCCATTGTAGTCAACGCAGATGAAACTTCCTTCATATTAGCAGGAATTGTTGACCAGAAAACTTTAAGGGCATAACCCCAAAGATATTCAACAACTGCAGAAGCAGTCGGAACCCTGAAATACATTGCTTTATCAGCAAAAGGCAAGCCAGGTACATAAGAAAGTAAAACAACCAGAAGAATCTGGAAAACTGGAAAATCATACCTCCTAATGTAAGTTGAAACATACCCAGTTGCCATAAAATTAAGCAACGAGATTTGTTTATCAAGATATGATGTTACTTTAGCCACATTGGGCTTCCAATCCTCTCCTTTAAAGAGAATGAAAAGCCAGTGGCGTGTTAAGATTTCAGATGTATGCAAGTTGGAATCACCAACAAGCAAAGTTGGCACATCAGCCAAGAAATCATAACAAGTGCGTTTAAGCAATTGAGTCACAAAAGCAGGTGTATTAGCACCATTACTTCTTTTGATGAGCTCAATTGGCCACAGTAGGAATTTACCAAAGACACTAACAAGATAATTTGTATAACCCATGTTATAAATAGCAGGGTTTGCAATATCAGGTAGCACAGATAGGACATGAACTAGGGTATCTAACCCTAAGCTAGATGTGTAAGTCAATACATCACCTTTCACGCCTGCTGTTTCCGGGTCTTCAGTATCTTCCTCTTTATAAACGCTTTTCTCATTATACCATTTTTGCAAAACTTGCTCATAAGTCGGTATGGTGTGGTAAATTTTCATTTCCGTGCCATCCTTCTGTTTAAGCAAAGCTTTGACATCTATAAGCAGTTTATCATATATGTCCTTGTGGTGAGCACACAAGTCCATGTATGAAATAAGGCGCTTGGCCCTATAATGCTTATCCCCTGAAGCTCTTCTTGCAGGGGCACAAGCTTTGCCTATCAGACGACTAGGGTCATGATAAACAATTAAAGACGGAGGGTGAACACCAGCTTGTTTCAATTCCAGTTGATCTGAAGTTGTAGGACGCCTCCAAAATTTTGATAAGAAAGACATTTTCATCAAGTCATGACTTTCTTCTTCATCCCGCATTGTAACATTGAAATTTCTCAAAGCAGCAATTATGTTTTTAGGATGCCAAGCTGCTGGAGCTGTGGCCCTATATGACATGATATGGTCATCTGCATACAAAGAAACTTTAACAAAATACCTGAACTCATGTGCAGACAATCCAGTCAAATGCTTCCATGCTAATAAATAAAAAGCTAAAACAGCAACTGAATTATCCATGCTAGTTGAAGAATGGCCAGTTGATAAACCAACTTTCTTATCATAAAGATTACCAGTTGAAGTAGTTAAAAGGGGCATTTTCAATAATGCTTCATAATTTGAATCAATCAAGAAACAAATTTTGGCATAATCCCTATGATATTCAAAACCCTTTTTCCTGACCTTCTTTATGATCCTAACCATAGGCTCAGTTACTGTTGAATCAAAGGCAGTGAAATCACCAGCAAAATGTTTATCAAAAGCTAAATGCTCAGTGACTAACTGACTCAAGTTGGCACCATTCAATGGCATTCCAACCTTAATTGAAGTTGACCAGTACCTAAAATTATGATTTGGAAAATAATTCCAAACTGTTGACATTATATAATGAACAATTGGAGATCCGATAACTGTTCTCAGTTTATCAGCCAAAAATTTCTTTTCAGGTAATGCTTCACCTTTAACAGAAACAGGAGCAACAGGAACAAGGCCTGGGGCATGCCTCAATGTTTCAACCCATAATTTGAGAAGATTCTCAAAACCCCCAAGAGCTTTAATAAAATCATTTCTAGACATTTTCCTCCATTTCTTAGATTTGGTTTTCCTCCAAAAAGGACCAAGCCCATATTTCTTATTCCAATGACGCAAGATCTCTCTATACGAAGTCAATCTTGAATTTTCGAAAATAGAATGAACAAGCAACCAAATTTCATCCAGAGGCAGGTCAAAATCTTTACGTACGGGTTCTTCAAAATACCTAGCCAATGAGGCCAGTTCATTTTCAACAGTAGCATAAGATTCAGATCTAACCCAAGCAGGACCAAGTGCTGAAAGAGCCTCAGTATCTGTTTTGATTTCATACTCAATCCTATGAATCCCTTGCTTAATGGAAGGGACAGTGCCTAAATAAGCATGCTTGTATTGGTCCCAATTCATTGTCTTTGTTTCAGGCCCTGATACAACTGGGTCTGAATCAGGCCAACCAAGATCATGGAGAATCCTTTGACTTTCATTGATTGCCTCAATATCAAATCTCTCAGGTAAAGTTCTGATAAAATTAGGTAAAGAGACAGAATCAACAAAAGTCTGGAGACGTGCCACACCAGCATTCCAGATCTGAGCAAATTTTTCTTCTTTAGTATCAAAACCCATCACAGGGCATGAATGACCATCAACATAAAGAGTTATCTGCAAAAGAATTTTATTAAGTCTAAGAAAAATAAAGAGAAATAAAAGCCTCAATAAATAACGGAAATGTTTAAAATTAGTGAATAAGGAAGTTATCCCAAATAACACAAATGTTAAAATATCCCAAGCAAGGTCCAACCAAAATTGAACAGTTGCAGGGGACCCAAAAATAGCAACCATAAAGCAACATAACAACATTAAGCTAATATACTTAAGTCTTAAAACAGCAGCTTTAATTAGTCGAAAGAAGAATGTATTTAATATAACAAATAAAGTAAAGATTGATAGAGCAAAAGATGAAAGACCTTGCCTAGGTACAGGGCAGTACAAAAGTACAAACTGTGCTGCCAGGACCAATGGAATTTCCTCGTCTTTTGGATCCTTTAATAAATCAGTTTTATTCAATCCCCTTTTTCTGATGAAAACAATAGGTGGATCGACATACTTATAAGATTCACTTATCTTAAGAGTGAAAGCTGAATTATATTTCTTCATAATTTCTATTGTTTCAGGTCTGACTCTAACAGTCTCTTCAAAGAAAATCGTTAAAATCCTTCCAAAAAGCAAATGACTGTACACAGAAATGAAGGAAATAAGTGTACAACAAGAAACAATGACAGTCCAACCGAATGTTATCAATGGTATGATCCCAAAGGTCCAAATCAAAACCCCAGATAAGATAATAGGAACAAGGTTGAATAGTAACAAAGTGATAAAAATAAATGGTATTATAAGAAGGGAAGTAGACAAAAGCATCTTTGTCCTCAACCAAACTGCTGGCTGATTCATGAACAACCAGCAATCTATAAGAAAAGTAGAAATAGGGTAATCCTCAATTATAAGGTCAGACCCTGGCATATTATCAACAGGCTTAATAGCCGGTGAAAAATGTGATACAACTAATGTTATAGATGCCCATGCTACGAAGAGTAGTTCAAACATTGTACTTAACCGTAAGGTTTTCGTCCCAGGTCTCATCAGAGTACTTTTAAGGGATTGAGCCATATTATTAAAGCAATTTTCAAGCCTGAAAGGGGTTTTAAAGTATTTGTAAACTAAAGAAACCCTAACAAAACCCAAGTAAAAGCCTTAGGTGACACTCCTGATTAGAAGAATTAATTCTTAACATAATTAAGGGCACACCCATCTGGCTCAAACAACCTGCCGTTATACGGCCATCGATTGCAAGCGCAGTCTGATGTAAA